AGATACACATGCCCGGATTCGATCGCCGCGGATATGGAGTTCACGCGCGCCACCTTACCGCCGCGCGGGTTGACAGGGATGCAGAACATCTCCTGCTGCAACACGTTGATGATCGCGCTGCCGTTCGCCTTGTCCTCGATCAGTGCAGCACGGGCGCCGGGGTACAGCATCCGCACCGCCCGGATCGCCTGAATCGTGGCGAGGAAGTTCAGATGCTGGTTCATCATGTACCGGCAGTAGTAGTCGTTCCCGCGCTTGCCCCAGACAGAGATCGCCACGAAGTCGTTGCTGTCCTTGTCCTTGAACGCGGCGTCCACGGATATGACCTCCGTGCCGAGCTTCGGCAGCGCGTCCTCCCGGTAGTACTGCCACCAGTCACGCCGCAGCAGGTTGCCCTCCTCCACGCGAGGGGAGCACTGGTAGAGAGCCGCCCACGCTCTCGCGCCGCCGTCCGGGTCTCGGACATAGGCGTTCTTGAAGTCCCGCAGCCACTCTGCGTCCTTGCCGAGCTCCGGGCACAGAGGCTCTCCGGGGGAGCGCCCCATCGGGTCGCCCTCCTCCGCCTCTACGGGGAGCCGCAGCAGCTTGGCGTTGTGCTCGCTGCGCAGAATACGCGCGGCGAGATCGTCCTCGTGCCACGGGGTCATAATGAGCACGACCTTCGCTCCGGCGGCGAGACGGGACTTGAGGGAGTTCTGCCACTCGTCCCAGATACGGGAGCGGGTGGTTGGGCTGTCCGCCTCTACACGGTTCTTGATCGGGTCGTCGATGAGGAGCAGGTTCGCCGGGTTGCCCGTGATGCCGGACATGATGCCGCGGCTTATCATGCGCCCCTGATGGTTGTTCAGCTCAAACTCGGTGGCACGGTTGATGTCTCCGATGCCTATACCAAAAAGCGCGCCGCCATAGTTGAGAATCTTTTCCTTGTTCCGGCGGCTGAATCGCTCCGCCGTTTCCTCGTTATAGCTGGCCTCGATGACGCGATTGGTCGGGTACTTGCCGAGATACCAGCTCGGGAAAGCCTCGGTCAGCGACATGGATTTACCGTGCTGCGGCGGGCACTCCACAACGAGGATGTCGTAGGCATTCCCGGTCTGTGTCTCGATGAACTGCTGCACGGTGTCGGCCAGAAAGCGGGAGAGTCTTGTATTCTTCCACCCCGGTGTGGTCAGCGCGAGATAGTCGGCGTAGCTTCTCCGCGCCAGCTCGCGTGATGCGAGTTCGGCTTGTAGGATTGTCAGATCACCCGGCATGGAAGTGAGTCACCTCTTTACAGAAAATTGTATGGGTAAACGCCCGACTCCCCGAAGAGGTGAAGAGGGGTTATGTTAACCGTTAGCCCCACCCCGTGGGGATTCGTGCAAATATACGGCAACAGGGAGCCGCGCGACGCGCCGGGCGAAAAGGGTCATACCCACACCCCGTGGGTGTGGGTACTCGGAAGCGCCGCGAACGGACTGCTCAAAATCCAGCCCATCTCTCCGGACGGGCCGGGGAAAAAACCCACCGGGCGCCGGGGGCGCGCTCACTGCGGACGAAGCAGGAGGAAAACCGACGGCCCGCTGCGGCGGGGCTCGCTTCGCTTTCCTTCGGGTGGAGTGGATGAAAACATTCGCTTACATATACAAAAGGAGGTTCGTCGAAATGAACGAACTCACGATCAAAGACTTCACCACCGCCCGCTACCAGAACATGCGCAAGTGCGACCAGTCCTACTACAAGTTCTCCGCCGACTGGAGCCAACCGCAGACGAAGGCCGTCTGCCAGAAGGCGCTGGCGGAAGTCGCCCGCAAGCTCACGCTCATCTGCAAGCAGAAGGCGTGGGGCAGCAAACCGGATACACCGGAGCTGCTTACTCAGCTCTCCTCTCTCGTCGGCGGACTGAAGTTCGGCGAGGACGCGCAGCAGAACTCCTTCGCCTGCTATCAGGTGGAGCGCTACTTCTTCCGTGTCTGGTATCGCGGAACCAAGGAAGAGCGGGATGCTCTCAGCCCGAAGACGCCCGCACCGGCCAAGACGAAGGCTGAGCCGAAACCGACGCCGAAGACAAAGGCCGCTCCGAAGAAGACGAAGAAGCCGGTCGCCGTCAAGAGCGTCGTAACCGCAGACGACAAAGTCGAACCGGAGGTCATCGAGATCGACGCGCCCACTCCGGTCGTCGGTCAGGTGATGGACGCGCTTGTCCAGCTCCTCATCACGGAACTCACCAATGAGCAGAAGCAGAAGTTCGTGAGCGCTCTCACGATCGCGCTTCAGCAGAGCTTCTGAGTAATGCCTCGCTCCCTCCGGGGAGCGGGGCTTTTTTTATGCTGGGCTTTCCATTCCCGCTCGCACTGGCTCTCCGCCCGCGGATGGCCGAGATGCTTTCGCCCGGCGCGGCGCGCGGCGCCCGGTTCCCTCGCGCGAGCCAGCTCATCGTGCGCGCCTTGCGCGAGTTGAACCCGGTTCTCCTCGTGCGAGCCAGCGCATCGCGCGCCCCATGCCGCGCCCGCGCCGTGGGGAAACCGCCGCTCACATCGGTGTCATTTGTGCATGAACGCAAGAAAAGCCCTGATTTCTCAAGGCTTTCCCGGTTTGCGCATCGGTTTTGTGCAACACTCGTGCAACATCACTCGTCGGAATCATCGCTTCGAGCAGCCATCATCGCACGCAGCTCGTCGTCCGAGAGCTTGCTCATGTCGATCGTGGCGAGCGGGCGGTCATCGAGGTTGCCGATTTCCAGACCCTCGCGTGGCTTCTCGCCGATCGTATCGCGTACGAAGCGGGCTGCATCGGTGTTCCCCTTCTGCGCCTGCACGGCCTGCCCGAGTGAGATAGCGTTCAGAATCGTGGGGTCGAGTCCGTTTTCCAACAGCTCGTGTTTCACATCCGGGTCACTTACGTCGAGCTGGAGGATGGCTTTGAGCGACTCGCGGAACGTGCGCCGCTTGCGTCTTGCGACGCCTGACGCGCGCCCACCTGCCGCCATGATTTCCTTCTGCTCTTCCACTGGTCTGTCGCGCATGTCGATCAAATCCTCGCGTGCCATGTACGAGTCCCTCCCTTCAAAATCTTTTCAGCATACAGTGTACGCATCGTGTAACTGTTATTCGCTGTTATTCCCCTCGTGCGAGAAAAAATTTTTTTCTCCCTCGTGCTCGCCTGTACGCGCTCATGTTCGCGCCCGCATTTTCGCGCGCGAACCCCACGCCCCTGTCGCTCTCGCTGTCTCTGAACGAAGTGAAGAGACAGCAAGAGAGCGACAGGGGCTGGCCGCCAGCCGCCGATGCTCCGCCGCTGTCCCGGAAAAAATCAGCGCCGCCGGTCGCTACACCGGCAGAAGGGAGCACACCCATGAACGAGAACATGTACGAGAACCTGAACGCCACCGCCGACACCGCCGCCGACCAAGCCCTCACGCTTCCGAGCGGCCAGCCCGTCCTGCCCGATGACGAGACCACCTGCGCCTGCTGCGGCGCCATCGTGAAGATCGCCGACTGCGCCGTCGTCGCCAACGGCGACCTCGTCTGCGGGGAATGCATCGACCGTGAGTACCGCCAGTGCGATTGCTGCGGCGACTGGTTCCCCCACGACGCTCTCACGGAAACCGCCAACGGCGACCTCGTCTGCGAGGGCTGCCTCGACCGTGAGTACGGCCAGTGCGATGAGTGCGGCGAGTGGTTCCCCTGCGACGAGCTCACGGAGGCGGGCAACGGGTATAACGTCTGCGAGAGCTGCCTCGACGACGGGTATTTCTGCTGCGAGGATTGCGGCACGTGGTACCCGGAGACCGACGTCGTCGTGGTGAACCCCGACACTCGTGCCGTCGGCTACGTCTGCGAGGATTGCGCCGAGCGCAATTACCGCCGGTGCGATGACTGCGGCAGATACTGCTCGGACGACTGGTGCGCTTGCAGCTGCTGCGGCGAGGTCATGCATGTGAGCGATGCCGAGTACGATGACGACTCCGGCGAGTATTACTGCGCCGACTGCGCCCCCGCCTCCCGTCTGCACAGCTACGGCTACAAGCCCAGCCCCGTGTTCGGCACGACCGAAGCCGACGACGGCCTGTCGAGCTACCTTGGCGATGCTCTCACGTTCGGCGTGGAGCTCGAGTGCGACGGCGGCGACAGCGTGAGCGACGCCTTGGCCGACATCGCCCGCATCACGGACCGGTGCTACTGCAAGCACGACGGCTCGCTCTCGGACGGGTACGAGATCGTCACGCACCCCGGCACTCTCGCGTGGCACAAGGAGCGCTTCCCTTGGGCGGACGTGTGCAAGGCGAGCTTGGACAACGGCTTCCGCTCTCACGATACGGACACCTGCGGCCTGCATGTTCACGTTGGCAGAGCCCAGCTCGGCGATCGCCCTTGCGATACGGCGGCGAAGATGTCGCTCATCACGTATCGCCTGAAGGACTGGTTCATCCGCTTCTCCCGCCGCAGGGGTGAGACCCGCTGGGCGGAATACGTGAAGCCCGGGACTCGCCTCGGCAATGACGAGCAGGCGTTCCTTGGGGCGTATTACGAACAGCTCCGCTGCGACCGGTACCGTGCGGTGAACGTGAAGAACGACAGCACCGTGGAGGTTCGCATCTTCCGCGGAACGCTCAACCCGAGCACGGTTCTCGCCTGCCTTGAGCTTGTCAGCAACCTCGCCCTGTACGCCAAAGAGAACGAGCTGGAGGACTGCCTCACCGTTACGTGGGATGAGCTCGTGCATTACGGCGAGCACGAGGAGCTTACGGACTACTGCTCCCGCCGTATGGCTCCCCTCTCCGACGCCAAGGCGAACGACATCCCCGTGGTCGAGCCCCTGCCCGAACCGCCCGCCGGTGATGATCTCTTCCCCTGCGGCTGCGACATAACGCTCGATGACAGCGACAGCTCGTCGCTCCAGCCGGGTGACATCGTCTGCTGCGTGGCGCCCGGCTCGGACGATACCAACCCCGTCGGGTGCTGCGGTCTCGTGATGGATTATGCGACCGGCGCGGGAGCTTGGCTCCTCGTCGAGTGGTTCACCCCCGGCGCCCACCGCTGGGAGTCCGCAGACGACCTGCGCCACGGACGAGATGGCCGGTGCTGGGGTCTGCTCCGTAGGGATGTTCGCCGTGTGGCTTACGTCGGACAGCAGTATCTGTCCCACCATGACTGCGACCTCACGCACAAGGTGTTCATGGAATACGGCCTCCTCCCCGGCGACCGTGTGGAGGTCATCGACCCCAGCCTCTTGGACGCTTACCGTGTGGAGGGCAAGACCGGTACGTACCTGCTCTCGATGTGCGCCAACTC